CTTGATCTCGGCCAGCTTCTGGTGCATACGCTCGTGTGGGTATGGGTGCAGGTCAGACAACCAGATCACAGCCTTCTCACCATCGTTGCACTTCTGCGCAATGCTCAACCAGCCACGCCACAACGGTTCCATACCATCATCAGTGGCGTTCTCGGCGTAGTGCCGAAGCTGCTCACAGCCTGTACCATCCCTTGTCTTCTTGTATATATTCTTAAACAGCGTGACACTGTTCTCAAACAACTTGACCGTGGTGGGGGTGTGGGGTGCGTCAGGGCGTTGGCCGGGTAGTGCGAGGGTTGTGCTCTGCTGGCGCGGGAGCATCGGCATCGACCTGAGTTGACTCTCAATGTGCTGGGCCAAATCTTCAAAGTCAAACGTGTCGCCCTCGGCCAGTATGCGCACTTGGCGCGGCGTTGCGTACTTCTCTTTATTGTTGTACGTGCCGGGGAAGCGCAGTACTCGGGCAGAGTCAGCGGTCACCGTCATGTCAATACTCATCTGTTCTTGCCTACACAGTCGCTTGAAATTCTCAGCAACAGGTTTCCACTCAGCAACAGATACGTCTTTTGTGAACGGCCAGTAGCAATGCAAGCCACCACCTGAGTCCAAAATGTACGGCGTACCCAACAAGTCCAGACCAGTCTTGACCATGAAGTCGTTGAGCGACATTGCCGCTGCCTTCTTGGTGTCGTAGCCATCCATGTCAATGAACAGCGACCGGATGAAGCGTGCGTTCTCGGCTGTGCGCTTGCCGCTATTCTCAAACGTAGACAGTGCGAAGTAAATGTTTTTCTTGTCGCCCCATTTAACTATGGATGCGGGTAAGTCCTCCAGATGTTCAACAAAATTGTGCTCCTTCTTTTTTGTAGTTAGCTCTGCCGTACAGTACCACCCATTATCCGGGGACGGCAAAACAACCGCTAGAAATTCAAGCGGGGTCATGTGTATCCTCGGTTGGGTTATTTAAACAGGTCGAGCTGGCGTTCGTCGTGCAGAGGGAACCCTTTCTCTGGGGCTACTGCTGTGAAACGGCGCAGCAATTCGATCTGCCAGTCAATGGGTGCGCCTTCAGGATTGTCGTCAACGTACGTGGCAAAGTACTTGATGAGTTCTTGGTTGCTCAGGGTGCGAGGTCGTAGTGTTGACATATTTTTCTCCATGCTTCATCTGCTGTTTTGGAATTCTTCAAGAACGTGAGCATTGTTTCAACTCGGTGTTCGTAGGCAACAAAAATAGCGCCCCCCTCAAACCAGTGGTATACGGTCTGTCGTGACACGCCCAGAGCTTTTGCAATACGCACAACTGAGAAGTTGAGATGCACTGCCCATCGCCCAAGCTGATTGCCTTGAGTCTTTGGTGCACGCATGATTGCGTCGATTGTTTTTTGTGAGTAAGCCATGATTGTTTGGGTGGGGGTACTAACGGTGCTCTCCTTGTGACGGCACCAGTTAATTGGTAGAGAGCGAGGCGTCTCCCGCGTTCCCCCCGAAACTCCTTTATCGTTTGTTTGCTACTGCATAGCAGATTACATCGTCTGCCCGTGAATCAGCGCCACCAAGGGCGCAAGTAACGACAATGGGGTCAGCGCCATTTTTAACAGCCTGTGCCCACTTCTCGCGCTTATCAAAGCCAACGACTGTGCAAGAACTCATGACGGCCAGCAACAGCACTGTTGCGCACACAATTAAAAGGTTTTCTGTGTCTATGTTTTTCATCATTCATCATCCCAGTCAGACACCAGATCAGCCAGCTTGCCCTTCTTGGCAGGCACAGCAGAACCCTTGGCAGGTTCTTTGCGGACTTCAGGTTCGTCCACAGGTTCGGCTTTGGCTTTCTTTGCGGCAGGCTTGGCCGGTACTTCCTCTGCTTCCTCTGCACCGTCTTCTTCAACAACAGGCGCTGTTGCTGCTTTGACAGGCTTGCCGGGAATCTCCATCCTTGGAGCGTTGGTCTTCACACCATCGCTCTGCGCCACGGTCATAACCACAGCACGCTTGGCATCATCGGACTCGGCTTGCTCCTTGATGATCTCGTACTCGTCGTCAGTCAACCAGCGTGTAGGTTTGAAGAACAGCTTGGGAGACTCGGCCTTGGTATCGAAGCGCATCTCAGTGACGATCTGCTCAGGATTGACCGGAGGGTTCTGCACCGCCAAGTAGCGTGCATAGGCTTGTAACGGACGCTTGTCACCTTCTTCCTTACCGAACACCGAAGTGGCTGGCAGGGTCAACTGCATCACATCCCCTGATGGGTTGTTGGCCAGCACAACAGCAAGGCGCTGTTGGTAGCGGCAAGCACGACTGTTGTTCTGACCAGAACCCGCAATGTTTTGTGGGCAGCTCATGCAGGTGTCGGCTTGCTTGTTCTGTGCAGAAGCGTCAGGGCGTTCGCCATCGTTGCTCCAGCAGTCAGGGCCGGTGATGTTGTCGGCATCGTACTTGGCAATGTAGAAAATGCGGCTGACCTTGGGGGCAGCTTTCACAATGATGATCTCCAGATGGCGGTCATCAATCGCGGCAACTTCCTTGCCACCAGCTACCAGACGGAACACGCCGCCTTTGATAGAGATGCGCTTGGTGTTGGATACGCCGCCGCCTGTGAGGGCTTTGGCTGTGTCGGACAGTTCGTTGTTACGGGCGAATGCAGGTACGTTTGCGGGGGAAAAAAGCGTTATGTTTGACATGTGCGGTTCCTTATTCGATTTCACCAAATTTATAAAAAGTTTTGTAGTCATCTGGATTGCCTTTTTCAAAGACAACGGCAATGACTTCGCCAGTTAACGGAGTTGTGATGTACTTGACTTTGAATTCGTACGGATTTTCAAGCGTGCGCCATACAGCAATTGCTTCAGCCTCTGTTTTGAATCCTTCTTGCATGCCCGAAACAATCGGGTGATTTTCTAGTGGGTATGTGTTCATGATTATTTATTTGGTTGGTTTGGTTATACGGATTTCAAACTCAGTGTTTGAATTCAATCCCGGAGGTACAACCCCCGGATTCTCTTCAAGGAAGGTAGCCATGTTGGTTTGAGCGATGCGCTTCTCCAGCAGATCAACTACGCCGTGTTCAAGGATGAACTCCTTGAACGACGACCAGTCCTGTGTGTTGTAACGCGTCTTCGTCATCATGGATACCGTCCCAAAGGGACTCTTTACAGATGAGACACCGAGCGCCTTCATCTGGTCTTTGATAGCGAACTTGATTTCATCTTGTTGCGCTTTGAGTAACTCCACCTTGGTGTCGTACTCTTGTGTCAGCGTGTCGATCTCCAGCTTCATTTTGCGGTAGACTTTCACCAGTTTATCGAACGGGACTTGTTGTTCGTCCATTTGCTTCTCCTGTTTTGTTTGTCTAAGGTTGGACAGTGTACACATTAAATTAGGGTTTGCAACTCCTTTCAAGAATTTATTTCTATCTCAAACATCTGGGTCAAAAGTAAGTTATCACTCACTTTCCCTTCCAGTGCTTTGAACATTTTCTTTTCAATTGGCGAGCCTTGGATGTGAATAACAGTAACTTTGTCTGAGTTCTGCCCCTTGCGGTCAGCCCGTGCTATGCACTGGATGTACTGCTCCACGCTCATCAGCGGCCCAAAGAACACCACCGTGTCGGCAGCAGTCAGGGTAATTCCGTGTGCCGTTGCTTGTGGCTGCATCACCAGCACCCTTGGCTCCTTCTCATGCTGGAACCTGTGGATGATGTCAGCGCGTTTGTTGGCGGCTACGCCGCCGTGTATGCACTCGTTGGGGATGTTCTTCTTTGTCAGGTGCGTTTGTATGGTGTCGATGCTGGAACGGAACAACGCGAAGATGATGACCTTGCGATCTGTCTCATCCAGTATTTCTTCCAACACGCCAAGCCGTGGGCCAGCATCGAACTCGACAACCTCTTTGTCGTCTGTGTACACAGCACCGCAACTGATTTGCAAGAGCTTACTCACACCAGCGGCAGCGTTGACTGCGCTGATCGTCTCGCCTGCGGCCTGCACCAGCATGCGGTCTTTCAACAGGTTGTAGTACTTGGCCTGTTGTGGTGTCAGCGGTACTTCGCGTGTTGTTGTCAGCACGGGCGGCAAGTCAAGGCACTGCGCTTTACTGAACCGAATTGCGGGTTGCAGTGCTTCGTGTACCAGATCGGCTGCGTTGGCTTTCGGTGCCCACTTGTACAGCGTGATCTTGTTCATTACCCTGTCGCGCCATGACGTGTAGAAGTTGGGTACACCTTCAGGGTTCACGATCTTGGCCAAGCCATACGCATCTGCTGGCGACTGCGATGCTGGAGTACCGGTCATCATCCATACGTGCGTGCTTGGCTTGATGATTGACTTCAGTGCCTTCCAGCGTTTGGTTGTCACCGTCTTGTATGCGTTGGCTTCATCCACAATCACCAGATCGAAGCGCCCATCAGCGTTGATCTCATCAGCTATCAGGTTCAGTCCTTCGTAGTTAGCGATGACGAACTCGTAGTCCTGCTGAATCATCTCAATACGCCGACTAGCTTGAGGGTGGTGCGCGACGATGGCAGAGCGATGGATGATGCTGTTGCTCAGGTCAGCCAGCCATGCAGACTGCATGATGGACAGGGGGCACAAGATCAAAACACGGCGTACATGCTTGATCTGTATCAGGTAGTCAGCCGCCCATAGTGCAGCAAGCGTCTTACCTGTGCCGGGTTCGGAGAACACAAACGCTTTGCGGTGCATCGTCAAGAACGCTGCCGTCTCGATCTGGTGCTGCATAGGCTTGTATCTGCCCGGCCACTTATAGCGGCGTGTGATTGGTGAAGGTACGTCCTTCACCCCGAGGTTGCGTAGCACTCTGCATTCGTCCAGTCCCCAGTAGACAGCGACATCGAACCCACCGTCATCACGTTCAATGACTTTGTGCTTTGGAATGATGCTGTACTTATCTGGGTTTCTGGTTCTGAATATTAGTGCCTTGTCTTCAAGGATTTCCAAGATGCTTCTCCGTTGTTTTATTTGTTGTCGCTTCGGTTTGAACTGCGGCCACGCATGCGAAGATTGTTTATAGTAGTTGTCCCTCCGCTACGGATGGGCTTGACGTGATCCACATCTTTGCCGTCCCCCTTCGTTGCCTTACCCGCCTTGACCATCATGCGCCGCGCCTTCACGCGTTCGCCTGTCTTCTTGATCTGCTCAGGTTTACCCTGATAGTTCTCGTACTCTTTTGCATAATTTCTAGCCATGATTCACTCCTAGTGTTTTGGGTTGTACTCACATGATTTAACTGGGCACCACGGACACAGCGCGGAGGACTTGGGATTCCACACGCCTGTATCAAAGCACTGTTCTAACTTAGCCACACGCTCGCGGTACTTCCACCACTCAGCATCGGCATCGTCCAACGCCATGCTGGACTTAACCATATCATTCTTGACCACGAACAGCAACGCTGACTTGACCCTGCGGATGTGCGGGAAGTGCTTGAACACCATCATCGACATTAGCTTTAACTGGTCAAGGTCAGGGTAGCGGTTGTTGCCCGTCTTGTAGTCCACGACAGTGGCGGTCAGGTTGTCGTCATCAATGATGAGCAAGTCAGCAATACCACGCACCCACCGGCCTTTCTCATTGAAACTGCACGGCTCAAGGTTGGGTAGGATGCCCATCTCGTACTCGCACAGCTTCCTGCC